CTATCGAACGGTGCCGTGGACGAAATGGCCCACGCACTCGATCGCGAGATAGTTAGTGATGAGGACTACGACACCCATGAACTAGCGTTGGATGCCTACGAAGCTCTCATCGCCGCTGGGTATCGGATCGTGCGGCCATGAGACGCATCGGAGGACTCGACACAAGCCTCACCTCAACCGGCATAGCCATCATCACCCGCAGAGTCAACGGCACATGCCTCGCCAACGTCACCACAATCGCAAGCAAGGGTAAGCGCAACGCCAGCATCGTCAGCCGCAGCGAACGCCTACTCAACCTACGCAACGACATACTGCACGCCCTCCTAGGGTGCGAACTAGTAGTCATCGAAATGACGGCCTTCGGCATGAAAGGTGGATCAGCCCTAGACCGCAACGGACTATGGTGGGCCATCGTCGGCAAACTCTGTGACATCGGCACACCAGTAGCGTGCTGCGCCATCACCACTAACAAGAAATTCGCCACCGGCAGCGGCCGAGCAGACAAAGCCGCTGTATCCGCGGCAGTATCACGACTATGGCCCGAGGTGAACATCACCAAAGAAGACGAAGCGGACGCGCTGTCACTGGCCCACATCGGTGCCGTCAAAGCCGGTTGGGAAGTACCCACACTCCAAAGACACCGCGATGCCCTACCCGCCGTAGCATGGCCCGACCAACCCGTCACCGAACTGGAGGAGACGGCATGATCGGCTACTTCGCCGGCTCCCACAACGTCCGCATCCTCCTGCCCGACACCGGGACTACCGCGTTCGACCGCCTCGCCCTCGGCCTCTGCACGGCGCGCTGGCATGGCCACGCGTGCACCCTGACGCAGGGCCACACGGGCGTTCACAGGGCCGCTGACGGTTCCGCCCTTGTCGCCGCCCACGGGAGCGGAGATCTTGAGCCCACGGGGCAACCAGCGGGCCGGATCGAGGTAGTGCACCGCTGCCCCGTGGGGGACTCAGGGCTCACGCCGTGTTGCAACCGGACGCCGTTCGACCTGCCGCGCTATCACCGGCTGACTGAGGACCCCGCACTGGTGACGTGTTGTCCATGATCGGTCGCAAGGTGCCGGACGATGGCTAAGAACCCGGCGTCTGACCCGAATCCAGCGCTAATAGCGTCGCAGCAAGACGAGTGCTTTGCCCTAAAGCTCAAGGGCTACTCGGTACGCGCTATAGCTGACAAGACGGGTATAGCGCGTTCTACGGTGCAAGATCGGCTCGAGGCCGCGTATAAGGCGTTGGTGCAGCCGGCCGCGGCTGAGGCACGGGCTATCGAACTTGAACGGTATGACGCGTGGCTTAAGCGGCTGGAGGACAAAGTGACGGGGATGGCCGCCTCGGAAGAGGGCATCACGTTGGACGAGCTGTGCAAGGTGACGGCCACTACGACGCGGGTGGCTGAGCGGCGCGCGCGGTTGATGGGTTTGGATGCGCCTATCGCAGTGGAGGCTCGTGGGGAGTTGCGGGTTGTGGTTGAGGGTTTGGACTCGGAAGCGTTGACGTGAGAGCGCACTACCACGACTGGATAGAGGTCAGCGAACTACTAAAACCGTACCGATCGTTCCTGTGCGCGAACTGTTCGGTGTTGCGGAATTGCGATCGGGCGCTCGACCCGAGGGTGATCCTTCAGGCGTGGCCTAGCTGTCCGTCCAAGAACCCAGAACCGTTGGTATGACAGCGGTTTGGTTGTCACCCCGTTCGGCTCTACCGTGGCCGCAACACGTGTGGCAGACTTTGGGTATGACCGAGACGCGAACCAAGGCAGAGCTACTAGCGCACATCCGCGAATGTCACAGCGACAGCATCCAGGGAATCGGCCTAAGCTCCGCCACCAAGGCGGTGTTAGTGATAATGCACCGGAACATGAAGTGCGGTGAGTAAGCCGCACGCGCACCCATCATTCGCTCTGATCGGTGGGTGCAAGTGGTACATGGTTCTCCATGGTGAGGTGGTCACATTGCGCCCCATAGAGCTGGCGCCCGCGCGTGGCTCCGCTGAGTGCGTACATTGCGGCCTGGAGTGCTGGACTTACTGCCGGTCATGCCGGCGTGCCGTAGCACCTGAATGTTTCGAGGAGCACGAACGTGACCACACGGAGTGGCGGACGCGTACCAGTGGCACCTGGACGAAGGTGGAGAGATGATCTGTGGACCTGACCGTTGACATCCTGCAACACATGTGGCAAGGTTGAGTTATGACAGAACTACCTAAGACATTCACTGAGGCGGGGTTTGTCACCGAGCCCGACCACCTCATGCACCTCGTGCTCGCATGGGCCCAACGCGGACTGCTCACCATGTCCGACGACTGGCGCAACCGCCGAGTCCAATTACTGGGCAATCGCATCAGTGAAGCCGCCGAGATGGCAGCTAACAACCTGTACCTACAAGGGCTGATCAGCGTCGCAACAGGGAATCTACTGCTTCCTGTGGGCGCTATCCGAGCCACCGAAGCCGGCAGGCGTCAGCTCGCCGAGTGGGATATCCAAGCCGCGGGAGCAGCCGAGCCCGTCGCACCGACCGCGCACACCCCAACCTGCCTAGACCAGGAATGAGACAATTCCCTGTTCGTTATGTAGACGGCCTTAGTCGGGTAGGTGATTTGTGTGAGTGAGCCGTGGCTGCTCGACGCCTTTTGTGGAGTGGGCGGCGCGACGAAGGGCTACCAGCGCAACGGCTGGCGCGTCTTCGGGGTTGACATCGCAGCGCAGCCCGACTACTGCGGGAACGACTTCTATCAGGGTGATGCAGTTGCGTTCATTGCTGAAAACGGGCACCGATTCGCAGCGATTCACGGGTCGCCGCCCTGTCAGGCGGGATGTACGCTCACTTCGGGAACCAACGCGGGACGCGAGTACCCGCAACTTATCCCAGCTACCCGTGAAGCGATGATCGGTACCGGTCGACCATGGGTCATCGAGAACGTACCCGGTGCACCGATCCGTAGAGATCTAATGCTCTGCGGGGACATGTTCCCAGGTCTGTCGGTAATTCGACATCGCTACTTCGAGAGCCCGCTCTATTGGAAGTTCGTACAGCCGAAGCACTGGCGTCACCGTGGTCGTGTCGCTGGTATGCGCCACGGCGAGTGGCATCAGGGGCCTTATTTCGCTGTCTACGGTGACGGCGGCGGGAAGGGTTCCGTGGCGCAATGGCGGCAAGCCATGGGCATCGACTGGACGTGGAACCGCAGGAGCATCGCCGAAGCCATACCCCCCGCTTATTCTGAGTACGTGGGTAAATTCTTCAGCGGTAGCTCACCGCCATGGTGAAAGGCCACCGACGCGACTCCCCAACAACTACTCACAGAACGGTAAGCCAATGGACTGGAGGGACAACGCCTCATGTCGGGATGAGGACCCCGAGATCTTCTTCCCCCTACCCTCGGACGACGCGACGGAAGCCAAGGCACTGGCCGTGTGCGCCACCTGTCCCGTCCAGGCGCCTTGCCTTGAGCTCGCGATGCGATTCCCAGGGCCTGGCATCTACGGTGGTGTGACGGAGCGGGCCAGGGAGGGCATGAGGTACGCGGCTGCGGTTCCGCCCGCTCCGGTGCCGCTGGAAGAGACGAAGCGGTGCACGCGGTGTAACACGCGCAAGAGGTTGAGTGAGTTCACGCCGAATGATCGCACCCCGGATGGTTTGACCATGCGGTGCACTGAGTGCAATAAGAACACGAAGCGGTGGGCGGACAACGCGGCGTTGCGCAACCCTGGTGAGCTGCCTGAAGGCCGGCAGTGCCGGCGGTGCCGGCAGGTGAAGCCGTTGGATGCGTTTAAGAGGGATAGCCGTAAGCCGTTCGGGCGGCAGTATTCGTGCACGTTGTGCGAGTCAGCGCGGGCACGTGACGCCTACCACGCGAATAAGTGAGCATCAAATATCCCAGCCGGCAGAGGCAAGCGAACAATCGGCGACCGGGTGGCTGGTTCAGAGTTTACCGCGACCGGATGGACGCCGGACTAGAGCCGTGTCGGCACTGTGGTTGGGTCAGGTCTCGCATGACGTTCGGTCATTTGGTTGCCGTCGCAAACGGTGGTTGGTTCAGGATAGACAACGTGACAATCCTTTGTTTCGCCTGCAATAACCTTCAGGGCATGGAGACGTGGTCGCATCTTGTGTCTTTGCTGGAAGAGGAGTCCGAAGCACCGTTCGCTGAAAAGTGGACATTGCGCCACAGGTCGCTAGTGGTAAGTCCGTACAGCGACCTGGCCATCTTAGAGCTTGACTTAGCCGACTACCTGTAGTCTGTCGTGCGTGACCGCACCCGCGACCTTGGAACATGTTTACCGGCCTCGCGGTGCGGCTCGTGCTCTGATGTCGTGCCGCGCCCCTGAGGTGCTGTTGAGCGGTCCGGCTGGCACGGGTAAGAGTCGGGCGTGCCTGGAGAAGCTGCACCTGATGTGCCTGTTGAATCCGAAGATGCGGGCGCTGATTGTGCGGAAGACAGCGACGTCGCTGACGGGGTCGGCGTTGGTGACGTGGGAGCAGACGGTTGTGTTGGAGGCGATGGCCCATGGATCGGTCGTGTATTTCGGGGGATCCTCGCGTGTGCCACCACAGTACCGGTACCACAATAAGTCAACGGTATCAGTTGGTGGGATGGACAACTTCACCCGGATCATGTCCACAGAGTATGACGTCGTGTACGTGCAGGAGGCTACTGAGCTTACCATTGACGACTGGGAAGCTATCACTTCCCGTTTACGTAATGGAAAAGTCAGCTTCCAGCAACTCATAGCGGACTGCAACCCCTCAGCGCCCACGCACTGGCTGAAAGCCCGCTGCGAGATGGGCGCGTGTGTCCTCATGGAATCCAGGCATGAGGACAATCCGCTACTGTTCGGTGATGACGGTGAGATCACTCGGAGCGGCACTGCGTACATTAGTCGGTTGGATGCGCTTACTGGGGTTCGTTATTACCGGCTTCGCAAGGGCTTGTGGGTTGCTGCGGAGGGAATGATTTTCGAGGACTTCGACCCCGCTGTCCATGTGATCGCCAGGTTCGAGATCCCCCCGACGTGGACCCGTTGGTGGGCCGTTGACTTCGGCTTTACCAACCCTTTTGTGTTGCAGTGCTGGGCCGAGGACCCCGATGGGCGCCTGTTCATGTACCGGGAGATTTACCACACCCGCCGCACTGTGGATCAGCACGCCCAAGACATCCTCGACGTGGTCGCCCCCCTGTCCGATGCGCAACGCCGCCAGCGTGACGCGGGAGCTCCGCTGGCCCTGAGGGATCGCGTGTGGTCGGAACCCCGGCCGCGGGGCATTGTGTGTGACCACGATGCGGAGGGCCGGGAGACGCTCACGCAGGCGGTGGGGATCGGGACGATAGCGGCTGATAAGCGGGTCACGGAAGGCATCCAGGCGTCGCAGCGGCGCTTGCGGCCAGCGGGTGATGGCCGGCCACGGACGTACTTCCTGGCGGATAGCGTGGTGCGCCGTGATCAGGATTTGGTGGACCGGAAGTTGCCGACGTCGACGGTGGAGGAGATCCCGGCCTACATCTGGGCGGTGAAGGCTAGTGGGCAGATGAAGGAGGAACCGGTGAAGGAGAATGATCACGGGTGTGATGCGCGCCGGTACCTCGATCTGCACCGTGAGGCGGGCTCACCGCGTATCCGGAGTATGTGAGTTAGCCGCGCTCATAGTCGGCCTACTCTCCGATCCACCCATCGACTTATTCTTGAGACCTGCCTGTCCGTGTGATGCTCGCGCTTTGTGGAACACGGCCATCTCTCATGGCATACTTCGCATCGAATCGATATAGGTCCCCAAGTCGAGCAGCAATCGCCTGGGCTTGGGCAGTAGACATACTTGGGTCGATGTCCCATGAGCGCCCCCCCTTCTGGGGATCATCAGTTTACCACACGTGTTGCACATGGCCGAGTGGAGAGCTACCACACCGCCCCCGTAGCCTGCCGGGGTGTACGCCCGGACCTTGGTCGCTGTTGAGCTGATCGCGTACGGCCTGGTGGTCCTGCTCGCGGTGCTGATGGTCGCCGGGTGACCAGGAAATCTGTGGAGGTTCGACGTGTCTGACGCCAGCAGTCCTGGACGTGACGTACCGCCCGAGCTGCTCGTTCATGTGGGTATCGCACGTCCCGGTGACGCCATCATAGTGGCCTATTCGCGCCAACTGACCGATGCGGAAATGGACCACATAGGGCAGATGGTGGACGAGCATCTACCTGGACTTAAGGTTGCCTTGTTCGATGGGGTGTCTTCGGTGACTATGTATCGGCCTACTGCCGGTGGATGACGCCACGCGGGAGATCCGGCGGGTGAGGTCGCACCGACGCTCGGCTGCCCGACGTAGCGCGGTGATGGTGCTGGTGACGTGGCTGCGTACCCGCGTGTTCCCCGTGCTGGGCTCGGTACTCGGCCTGGGCTGTCTGGCGGTGGCCGCGTTCACGTTGGGTGCGACTATCGGCCTGTTCGTGCTGGCGGGCATCCTGTGGATACTGGAATGGCGGGTGAGAGGGTAATGCGCAGCCTCATCGGTGGCATCCTCGATGCGCTACGCACGCCCGTGCCGTTCACCCCACGCACCGGCACCGGACTGTCCATGCTCACCCAAGGCAGCAAGGGTGACGACCAAACCAACATGGAAGCCATGGGGGCCAACTCAACGGTGTACGCCATCGTGCACCGCACCACGGAAGCCCTGGCCGGCGTCGACTGGCACCTGTATCGCAAACACCCAAGCGGGGAGCAGGAGAGGCGCACCATCGTCCCGTCACACCCGGCGTTGGGCCTGTGGAACAAACCCAACGACTTTTACACCAGGCAGTTGTTCGTAGAGACCACCACTCAGCACCTGATCCTCACGGGTAAGGCACCGTGGGTGGTCGCCAGGGTCGGCAAGGCCACGCCACCCATGGAACTGTGGCCCGTTCGCCCGGACCGAATTAACCCCGTTAAGGACCCCGACAAGTTCCAAACAGGGTGGATCTACAAAGTGGGTTCCGATGAGGTGCCACTTGACCTCAATGAGGTCATTCGGATGCGAATACCGGACCCACTCGATCCGTACAACGGCTTAGGCCCCGTCCAGGCCCTCGCCATCGACTTGCAGAGCTCGCAGCTTGCTGCGGAATACAACCGCATGTTCTTCCTCAATTCAGCGGAGCCCGGTGGCATCGTCCAAGTCGACCGGCGCCTGTCCGATGATGAGTTCAACGAGATGCGCGACCGCTGGCAAGAGCAACACAAGGGCGTATCCCGAGCACACAGAGTGGCCATCCTAGAGCAGGCGGAATGGGTGGAACGGAACTATACCCGGCGCGACATGCAATATGCTGAGCTGCGCACCGACTCACGGGAAGTCACCCGCGAAGGCTTCGGGATGCCCAAGGCCATGCTCGGCAGCGTCGATGATATCAACCGGGCCAACGCCGAAGCCAACGAAGTCGTGTTCGCCCGGTGGCTGCTCGTCGGTGCCCTCGAACGCCTCAAAGGCGCCATGAACTACAACCTCCTCCCCATGTACGGCAAAGGCACCCAAGACGTCTACGAGTTCGACTACGACTCACCCGTCCCTGAGGACGTGGACCGGGAGAACGCGACGCTCACAGCGAAATGGGCCGCCGCGGTTCTCGCTGTCCAGGCCGGGTTTGATCCGGTGGTGATGCTGGAAGCGCTGGGCCTGCCGGCGGTGCCGTACGAGCGGCCAGCTCTACCGGCCCCGGTACCTGCCGCTGCCGCTGCATCGGACCCTGGACTGGCGGCGCGGCTCAACGGGCATCATCCGGTGGCTGCGGGGTAGTGCGTCTGCGGGTTTCCACACCACCAGCGTACTTACGGACGACTAGATCCGGGTCAACACGATCGGCGATCGTGCGCAGGATCTCGGCGAAAGCGAACCTCGCCGTATACCATACTTTAGACACATTCCTCGCATCCATTATTTACGGACAGTCACTCGCCGGACTAGAGTCACGGCACACCATTACGGGACCGACTACGCCATCGGCCCTTCCGAGACCCCAATCCGTGCGCGCTAGCCAATATACGTCCATGTCCCCTATCTTGCCACACGTGCGGCGACATGGCAAGCGGTGTACCGGCCCGGCCGGGTGGTAGGGTGCGGTCCATGAACTGGTGGGGGGACGCCGGCAGGCATGAGAGGCCGCCACCATGGGCGCAATACCAAACCGAGCTACTACACGAGCTGATCGATTGGAGTAAGCGGATCATGGCTGGTACACAAGAGGTTGAGGCTGGGTTGCATCGATTGTTTGGTGTTGTGGACACACTGTTGACGCGGGTCACTGCCGCGACTACGGGTGGTATGACGGCTGATGAGGCGCAGAGTTTGGTTGATGAGATGAACGCGGAGCGGCAGAAGATCGCGGATACGTTGGCCGCTTCTGATGTGTCGGTTCCGCCTGCACCGGCTACTCCTGCCGCGGCGGACGGGTCGGCTACTCCGCAGTAATCGCGTATGATGACTGGTGGTACTCCGGCGGATTGGGTCGC